CTATTTTATCTTTAGAATCTCTTCCATAAGCCATTCTTTTTTTCTCTTTGTATAGGTCTTTTCTGTGAGGTCGTCGATTTTATGTCCTATGATACGTTTTAGAGCATATTCATTTACTTTTGCATCTTTTGCCATTGTAGCAAATTGGATACGTCCATCGTGAGCACGATGTTCTGGATTTAATTCCAGCTTGTTAACAATCTTTTCAACTCTATGTCGATATTTATCATATGTGAGTTTTAAGCTACTTCGATGGGTTTTAGTATCAGTACAATTAATCAAGTATTCGCTTCCAAGAGATAAAGCTTCCTGGTAACGATGTTTTATTAAGCTGCGAATCTTTGGATGGACTGGAACCACACGATCTTTTCCAGCATCAGTTTTCATACCGCCAGTAATAAACCAATTTTCTAAATCAACATTCTCCATCTTTAACAAGCCTAATTCCTGTGGGCGCCATCCGCTATAACACTGGATTAGTAGCACATCTACATAGTCTACATCATATAAGTTATTCCACAATTTTTGCATTTCTTCATCTGTGAAGTCAATATGATCTTTCTTTTCTTCCTCGACATCTTTAATAATATCATCAGATAACTTAAATGTTCGAGCATAGTTCTTTTCTACAAGATCATTTTCGTTTGCATAGTCAAGCATAAGATTAAATAGAGATTTTATTTTTGTTTTTGTACTTGAAGATGCTTTTTTCTCTACACCATCAACAACATATGTACCATCTTCCATGCAGCCTTTAATGTGCCGGGGTCTTAAATCTTTAGCACGCATGTTGTAAATAGCAGAGCAGTAGTTCCAAGCAGACTTGATAGTTCGTATGCTGGATGGATTGGTTAAAGTTTTGAAGTATTCATCGGTCCATTTTTCATAAAGTTGTTCTACTGTCAGATCATCATCTAAATCATAAGGATTTTTATTGTATTCAACCAATGCAGCATAAGCATCATTGTAAGTTTTGAAGTATGCATTTGGTTTTAGAGGTTTACAGATCGGCTTGCCATAGAAGTCTTTTCCTACAGTAACCATAGCTCTGTATGGGTTTCGGAGATTGCTGTTTTTTATTTTAGTGATCTGGCCGAAACCGTTAGGGAGACGTTTTTTTCTACGAGATTTCGATTGTTGTTGTTTGGCCACTTTAGTATTAATAGGATATCCGCAGTGAGGGCAAGCAATTGCGTGATCGCTTACCTGCAGATTACATTCGGGACATTTAATTAACATGATCATCATTCCTTTCTTAAAAATTTGTATAAAAATAACGCCTTGCCAGACGTTAGAAAGAAATGGTATAATCTATTTGTTCAGGATAGGTATACCGTTTCGATCTAACGATCGACATGGAAATCTATGAAAGCAGTCTCAGAAATGAGGCTGTTTTTGTTTTGACCATTTTGGTGGAATCACCGAAATGGTATTTATATAACGTAAAAGACCCCGTATTTCTACGAGGTCTTTTTAATGTTTGGCCCGCAAAGGGGCAATGTCTTTTTAATGGGCCCGCAAAGGGGCAATGTTTTAACAAAAGTATTATAAAATAATACTATGCCTCGTGTCAAGAATTATTTACTTTCCAATGTACAATTCTCTGATTTTGTCATCTATTGCATCTAAAATTTCATTAGAAACCTTAACATTTCCTAAAACGTCATTAGAGTGAAGAGGGTTATATATTCTTATTTTACTAATAGTGGTTATCTGATTGACAAGTGCAATGCTACCTGTTTTCATTTTTAAAATCTCATTTGAAATTTTATCACGTCTAGAAGACAGTTTAGATAAATGTGCTATAGAAGCATTTAATTCATGTATACGTTTATCAATATCTGCATGATCTTCTAACAATTCAGCTTCGGTTTTAGAAGAAATAAGTTCTCTTAGGGAATCGACTTCTTGTGTTTGAGAGGTTAATTCCTGATCGATGAGATCATGATGAATTTCCCACTTTCCTTTTAATTGTTGAAAAATAGTATCTCCTAAAAATACATTATAAGGATGTATAGGTTTATTAGCTTTTACAGAAGATAAAGGAATTATGGTAATAATCGGAGAATTTTTGGAATCATTTTTAGTTAAAACAATGGCGTAGTGTAAACCACCCTCTTCATTTCCAATATTATAACCAAGATGAACCTTCACAATTTCGCCACGTTTGTAACGCTTTAATTTTCTTGGATTAAAAGTTTCTTCCTTTTTCAACATTCGCATGTAATCATCGAGCCAATAAGAGAGAATAGAAGCTTTCTTCTGTAATTTTGGATCAGTAGATGTTTGATAGTTATGTAATTGTTTAGAAACACTATTTATTGCATTTTGGATTAATTTATTCGTATCCAAAGGACACCTCCTTTTCTAAAAGTATATTATATTTTCAAAGTTCATTTATTAAAATAAATTTGTATAGATTCTCTTAAATTCCTTCATCCATTTGTCATGATCGTAATTATTATTGATTATATCGTGAACCAAACGTTTGAAAGTATTTTTATCGCATAAGACAAATTCATAAAAGTGATTCATTACTTCACAAGCATCTTCAAAGATTGTTTGAGAATAAAATTCTCTTAAATTATAAATTTTTCCTACAAGATATGTTAAATATGGTTCATTAAAAGAATCTGAATGTACACGTGTAGAAGAATATACGCCATCGTTATATAATGATATGCTGCTAAAATTTGAAGCCATAATCTCAAAGTAGAGTGCCTTTAGGTAGTACAGAAGAGAATCTTCCTGTTTGCCTGAATCACCTAGCCATTCAGCCATAGATTGATAATTACATGTTAATAAATTGAATTTACTATTTTTCATGTGTTCAAATTCTCGATCATTGAATATAGACCAAATGATCTTATGAAAATCATAATTATTTGGACATGATTTCTTAGCAGATATATATTCGTCAATCCCTATACCCCATTTGGTTTTGTTGTTAAATAGATCGACATAATCTTTGTGATCTTCCAAAAAATATTTTCCTTTATTAGATAGAGAATAAAATTTTATATGATCAGCATTTAAAATATGCATTAATTCATCAGAGGAATCAGCAGCTAATAGACGATTGATCAAATCTTCTTTGTTCCCTGATACATGTAGATGTAATTCTCTTAGCAGATCTTTTAACTCTGGTATTCTTAAAGAACGTAAGATATCTACCAATTCAGCATCTTTATAATAACCATCTTGGACTAATTTTTTATGAAATTTAGATGGGCTTTTGATTTCAAAATCATACTGGAAGTATCTTGGGTATTCGTTGTCGTCCATGATTGGAGTTCCAGTACTGTATCTGTCGAGGAATACAGCTGTATAAAACTCTCTTTTTTCTAGGGAAACTTCTGAATCATTGACATAAGATGATGAATCCAAGGCGATGTTAGAAGTTGATGGTTCATCTAAAACTTCTTGCTTAGGTTCTTCGGGTTTCGGCTTTCTGAAAAAATCAAAGATGCTCATTCTTGATGTTCCTCCTCTCGTAGTTTCAAGGAGATTCTGTACTGATCAGCATCAGGAACATCAACAAATTCCACTGTTTTATCAAAATTATTCTTAACAACATCCTTGATCTCATCTAAGGAAACTCTGAAAAATTCTCTTCTTTGGTTTACAAGGTTTAATTTACGATCTTCAAAAGCTCTATGTAAGGCTGCTTCCAATGCTGGAGCATCCTCTGAAAAGATCATTGCATGTACATCAAATTTGAATGGAACAGAAGCATCTCCTAATTCATCTACACGATCTTGTGGATTTAATCTACGTGTCATACCGATTTTGTAAATACCTTCACCGAATGATCCAATGTTAGAAATTACATATACATAACCAGCTTTTTGGTTAGCCTCTCTGTAATCAATATCCTTGATTTTAGTGTCAATCTCGGAAAGAGATTGTATGATTTCCTCTTTCTTTTGATTTAAATCTTCTATATTGTCATCAGAAGCGGTTGAAATTTGATGATTGATATTAGAAAGGGCTTGTTCGTAATGTTTGCGTTCTTTATCAATATTTTTACGTTGTTCTTTTAGTTCTTTTTGTAATCGAGCTTCTTCACGCTGTTGAGCTCTTAATTCTGCCTTTTGTTCCTTTTCACGCTGTTTTTGAATCTGATATTCGAGAGCTAATCTAAGCTCTTGAATTTTCAGATCATAGTAATGAGCGGTTATGGAAATTGACATTGTTACACCCAATTTAGCAATAGCATTGAAACTTCGTTCCATTTTCTTAACAGATGTATCATAGTTATTGTATTTTACCTTACTAATAATCTCATCACATTCACTGTTGAACGCACGAAGCAGTAGCTTCTGCATGTCTTTTACTAACTTTCGTCCTTTGGCTTCACTACCATTTACTTGCCATCCTATGTTCCCGGATACAGCTGTATCATCCTTGATCATTGCTTTCTGCTGGTTTCGTATATTTATGAGCTCTGCTTTATAAGCATCAGCGTTAGTAAAAGAGTAGCGTGGTTCATATAACCCGAAATCCTGAACAAGAACTTCATCAGAGAAAGTAATAAGTTCATTTTTCAATTCTTTTATATTAGAATTTAGCTCATTAATTTCGTCATTGTAAGCAAGAATAAGCGACTTTTGCTTAGAAATTTCTTCCATGTACTTATCATACTGTTCTGAAAGCTTTTGTTCTTGCTCCATTTTATCATGAGCAAATTTTACTTGTGATTCAGAAATCTGTTTTTGTAAAGATTCCAAATCCAACATTTCAGGTGTAAGCTTCGATTCCAATTTAGCTTTTTCGATTTCAAGATTAGCAATTGTTTTTTGCATTTCTAAATTAGAATTTTCTAATTCCTGAATCTTATCATTTAATTCGTTGTTTCCAAATATTGAATTTAATAACCCCATTATATTCCCTTCATTTTGATTTTAATCTTAACTTAATTAGTTTTTCAGTGTACCCAAGAGCGAGTGCAATTTGTTCAGTTGTATATTCTTGATATTCTAAGAATGTTTCGTCAGGTACCAGAAGTTCCATAGCAAATAAATCAGCTTCTTTTTCGTATTTTGTGGTGTTAAATCCAGTATACGTATCCATGAAGAGAGCGTTAGCCTTTTTATGCAGTAGCATGTGGCCTAACTCATGGGCACAGACAAGAATCTGTTCATGCTCTGAAAGAGAATCATCAATATAAATAATGTTATTTCTTTGGAAATATTGATAAAATCCTCTGACACCCTCAAGTGGCACCGGCACAAGGATAACATTTAGCCCTTTGATGATTTCAAAGGGATTTCTTGTTTTATGTTTCTTGACAAGCGAATTTACAATCTTTTTTATGTCCATTCACATCAGTCCTTTTTATATTTTTTAGGTGTGTATTTTTCCTTGTTCTTTTTCTTTGCCATCTCCATACCAATTTCCATTGCATTTAGAATAGACTCGATTGCTTCAGGAGAAGCAGGATCACCATCAAACATTAATCCTTCTTGGGATGTTAGTTTATCTTTTGTTTGCTGTATGATTTTTTCTATTTGTTTGGTGTCTCTTTTATTAAGTTCTGTGGAAGAAGATTTCTTTTCTACTAAATCTGATTTTTCTATTCCGAAATAATTAGCCATCATTTCTATTTTGTCAATTCGTGGATAGGTTCGTGCATGCATCCAGTCTGATACAGTAGACATTTTAAAACCTAAGGTATTGCACATCTCTGTTTGGGTAACATCATTAGCCTTTAGATAGTATTTTATATTTCTAGCCATGACTTCTTTGTTTCCTAAGTCGCTCATTTACCATTGTCTCCTTTCTTAATTTGAATATGCCTATATTATAATGGAGAAACCGAAAAAAATCAATATAAACCGAAAAAAATTCGGAAAAACCGTTGACACTTCGGTTTAACCGTGGTAGTATATAAGAGAACTAAGGAGGTGAGTAAAAGTGAAAACGGAAACTAGATTTCCTAAAGATATGAAAGCGACATTAAAAAGTATCCGTGAAATGCGAGGATACAAGCAAGAAGAAGCCGCTAAATTAATAGGAATAGCGACAGATACACTCAGAAACTACGAACAAGGAAAGTCTTATCCTGATATTCCAGTACTTCGTAAAATAGAGGAAACGTATAATGTACGTTATTCACAGATTATTTTTTTACCGTTAGACTTCGGTTTAACCGAAACTAAATAACCAGGAGGTGAGAAAGATAAAATGAATGCAGTATCTAAAGCAAATGGCATTGTTGCAATTCGCTTAAAAAAAGCAATCAAAGATAAAGGTATAAAACAGACAGTTATTGCAGAAAAGACACAAATGACTGCCCAAGAACTAAGTGATATGCTGAATGGTCGCAGAATCATTAAAGTAATTGATATTCAAAAGTTACTTGAAGTGTTAGGAGAGTTTAATGTGGATGCAAACTATCTTTTCGGAATTGAGGAAGTGAGTAAAAGATGAAAATTTCTGAAAATGAATATTTAGAGATACGGGTTGTTGGTTCGGATAACGAGCTAATCGCCAGTATTACCGACACAAATATTATCGTGCTAGATGGATACAAAGTGGTATGCGTGTCGGATGATGATTAACCTAAATTGTTATTTCTTGTATTGTCTGGATTGGAAACAGGTGTATCTACACCATTGATGTTTCGTACATGATAATTTTCATAATTTCCTTGCTTGATCTGATTTACAAACTGATTACGAGTCATGTTTGCGCCAGTAAAGTTATCGTGGAAGCATTCATTTCTTCCGGTATTTGATTCCTGAGTCACAGTGATACGTTTTGGCATATTAAGCCCCCTTTCTAATGGAACACGCATATCTCTTTGCTGGAATAGAATACCACTAAAATATCAATAGGTCAATACAAAAATACAAGATAATGTATAAAAACATATATTCGACACAATATATAGTACTGTGTGCAACTGTACTATTATACAAGCTTTGAATGATTTTATCAACTGTAAATAAATGCAGATGGCTTAATCCTCTGTCTGATACACGAAATTCCTCCCTAAATTGGTTAATTATTAAAAATAGCACTCAATTGTCGGGCAGGGAATTAAGCCATCTGAAGAAAGGTAGGTGAAAGACATGAGTAGAAGACAAGATCTAAGAATCTTGGCAGCATATGCAAATGCACCAGAGCAGTTTCCAGAAGGGAATGTACCAATAGCATATGCGGCAGAGAAGATGGGGAAAGATGCTTGCTTCATAAGGGCAGGCATTGAAGCTGGATGGCTTCCAATCGGATACGCATTTAGAAAAACTGGAAAGAGCAGGACGAACTATTACATCAGTCCAAAGCTGTTCTGGGAAGTCACAGGGATCTTATGGAGACCAGAGAAAGGAGCATAAATATGCACACAGAGACAAAAGCCATGATCTGCACAGCAGCAGTGCTGATCGCAATGGGAATTTTCAAGGAATTAGCTGCAGTGTGTTTGATCACAGCGCTGATCTATGAGGAAGGAGTGAAGAGATTTGATGAATAAGATTTTGGAAGAACTTGATCGCATGATGGATGCTCAAGAAAGAGAAATTGAAATAGATATGGAAACAGAGGATGAAAGCAAGGTTTATCTTGAGACAGTAAGGCTTCTTGCTTATAACGAAGTAGCAAGAATGATAAAAAAATGTGCCCAGGAAGCGGCATCTTCCATGGACACACAAATGGATATTAATAGTTTATCACCAGAAAAGTATAACACAGATTCTGGTAAAAGTGAAATTAAAGAATTAGTATGCGACATTCTAAACATCATTCTAAGCTTCCTGGAAGATAAAAAAGGATTTATCAAAGAAGCAGAATCATGCGAGACAGTTCCAGATTTTAAATTTGAATTTAGTGGAACTACTTCAGGTTTAAAAGTTGATTTGCACCAAGATGGAGTAAGTATTTTTCATCTGTACAAATATCTTGACGGTGTTTTTAACCTTGATGAGAAGAAAGATGCAGTTGAAACATTAGAAATAGCAAGACAAAATCTTGTTGCAATATTAAAGGAAGTAGAGGAATAAGGCAATGGGAAAGATGATTCTGATCACAACTGATAACGAGGTAAAAGAACTGGAATATCCAGATGAGGGACTTAAATCATGGAAAAAGTTGAAAGAACACATCGGAAACAGATGTGAGCTAATTGAACATGTACAGCCCAAGAGATTATATACAGAGATCGGTGCAGGAATTGAGGTCAAAAATGTTCCGGGATCAAAAGTAAGTATGTTGGTTGATGAAGAATTTTATTTTCATTGCGACGAAACCAAATTAAACAAGATAGCTTCATGGCTGTATGAGACAGATCGCCATGGATACCCGATTCTTGGAAATGCTTTGATCATTGGAGAAAAGTATGGAAATGCAGGAATTGAGTTTTGTGAAATGTCAGAAGAACAGTTTGATATCGTGTTTCCTCGATTGGAGGAATTAGGAAAGAGGTTTAAAGATGCAGACCATAATAGGGTATGAGTACAACGGTTTTGCTATTCCAGAAGAGGAAGCAATGAAAAAAATTGAATATGAAGTGTGGAACCACGATGAAGATAAACAGGATGCTTTTGATTATCTTTGGGAAGTTGTAACAAGTGATCCGAAGTTAAAAGAAGAATTTAAAGAATGGTTCTTTAATGGGGTGTCGCATGAAATAGAGTGCGATGAGCAAAGAAGAATCAAAGGTTATTTTGAGGTGATATAGATGTTAAAACCATATGATGAATTGGTAAAAGTAAATGTACTTCCGTATTGTGCAGAACGAGAAGGGTTTATGTATTTGAACTGGGCAAAGTGCATGGAACTTTTAAGAGAGAACGGTGCAGAGAAGGTATATTTCGAACTTTGTCAGAATGAAAGAACAGGGAATAGTCTTTTTTGTAGTGATCAGACGTTTCAAGACAAAAATGGAAACATAAATCAATGTTATGAAACAAGAATTAAAGTATGTATTGATGATCAGGTGTATTACATGCAATCGCCAGTCATGAATGGTAAAAATCCAGTAAAGGCAAATTCGATGAATCAATCCAGAGTTTGGGCTAGTGCTTGTAGGTCGTTTGTTAAGTGCGTAGCTATCAATACAGGGCTAGGGTTCAATCTTTGGGTAAAAGAAGAGAACATGGATTATGTTCCAGTTGAAGACGGACCGGCTACAGAATCACAGAAAGCAACGTTAATTGAAATTTGTTCTAAGCACGGAATCAATATAGATTATTGGTGTAAAAGAGAAGGCACAACACTTGATGCATTAACTGGAAGCGAAGCAGGTAGAATGCTATCAGCTTTAAAAATGAAGTATGGAGATGATTAAGTAATCAATGCATGAATTAGCAAAGATAACAGGAATCAGATCAGATATCGAAGGAACAGAGATGAAAGTCTTTGTTCCGGAGAAAAATCTGTTTAATACGATTCTGGATAAGCGAATCCATGATGTGGAGCTTCGGTTGGATGATGGTAGAACAATAACAAATGCGCAGAGGAAAAAGGCATACGCAACGATCAGAGACATCGCAGACTATACTGGTTATCTTCCTGAACAGATGAAAGAGATCATGAAGTATGAATACATCATACGGACAGGAAATAATTATTTCTCTTTAGGGACATGCACAGTTGATACAGCAAGAGAGTTCATCTCAATGTTGTTGGAGTTCTGCTTAGAGCAGGGAATCCCATTATCTGATTTGGCGATCAACCGAGCAGATGATATTGGAAGGTATCTGTATTATTGCATCAAGAATCGTGTATGTGCGATCTGTGGTCGCAAAGGAGAAATCCATCACGTTGACAAGATCGGCATGGGAAATGATCGCAGGGCCGTAGACGACAGCGATTACAGAAAGATATGCCTATGCAGAACGCACCATGTAGAAGATCATACGATTGGAGAGAAAGCTTTCCAGGAAAAGTACAAGGTTTATGGAATCATAGTAAAGGAGCAGGAGAATGGCTTGGAAGAATTACAACAGACCCAATAAGTACAACAATCGCAAAACGACAGTTGATGGGATCAAGTTTGACAGTATCAGAGAAGCAGAAAGATATCAAGAATTAAAGCTGTTAGAAGAAGCAGGAGAGATCTCACATCTGGAACTACAGCCGGTCGTGGTCCTTCAGGATAAATTTATTTATCAGGGCAAGACGATCAGAGCGATCACATACAGAGGGGATTTTGCTTACTTTGATCGTAGAGTAAACAGAGGTGTGATTGAAGATGTGAAAGGCGTGGAAACAGATGTTTTCAAGATCAAGAAAAAGATGTTCAAAAAGAAATATGGAGATCTGTACGATTTACGAATAACGAGGTGATCACATGAAGCAAAAGAGCAGCTTCCTGATCTACCATGAATATCGGGAACCACTAAAATTACTGACAGATGAGCAGAGAGGTCGGTTATTGATGGCATTGATTGATTACTCTGAATCAGGAGTTGTTCCAGAACTTGATGGAATATCCATGATGGCATTTTCGTTTATACAAAGCCAGATGGATCGCGATTCAAAGAAGTATGAAAATCGATGCAGTTCTAATCGGGAAAATGGGAAAAAGGGTGGAAGACCTAAAAAGGAAAATGACTCAGAAGAAAACCCAAAAAACCCAATGGGTTTTGAAGAAACCGAAAAAAAAACTAAAAACCAAAAAAAGCCGATAAAGATAAAGAATAAAGATAAAGAGAAAGATATAAATAAAAATACTATGTGCAAATCTGAAGCAGATGCACTGTTTGAGAGAGTTTGGAAATTATACCCTCAGAAACGTGGGAAGGGGAAAGTCTCAGATGCCAATAAGAGGCGTTTACTTGATATCGGATTCGACGAATTAAGTCGTGCCATTGACCGATACAAGGCGGACTTGGCGTTAGATGACTGGAGAAAACCCCAAAATGGCAGCACGTTTTTTAACTCTGGATACATAGATTACCTGGATTCCAATTACGAAAGACCTGAAAGAATACAGAACGAAAAAGCTCCGGGAAAATTGGAATGTCAAAGGGATTATGATTTTGATTCTTTGGAGCAGCAGCTGTTTGAGAAGCAGTTTGGAGGATAGACGAGATGGAGCAGATGAATTTCTTCGGATGTGAAACCACACTCCGGAGCAGAGTAATAACAAAGCAGACTCAAAGAGAAAGCCACGAGAAGGTAGATAAGCAGGTAATCCGTAACAATATCCTGAATGAATTATCTTACGGAAATATGACTGCAAGAGAGATCGCTGTGGTAATGCACAGGCACGGACTGGTGACAGAACCAACACGGCAGCAGGTACAGCCAAGGTTAACAGAGCTGACTCAGGAAGGACTTGTTGAAGTGATCGGCAAGCGATATGACAGCCGGACAGATCGGCATGTGGCACTGTATCACAAAGTTGAGTAAGTAAATAAAGGCATCCGGTTGATCTCTGTTCGTAGTAACCAACAACCCAAGATTGTTGTTAAAAGTCGTAGTAATAGTCGTGGTAGTTGTGGGTTTCGGGATGATCTTAAGCGACAGGACGTAAAAAGATGATCACATATGCGGACAGAGATCAGCCGGATGGACTGAATTATATACCACAGCAACTATTAACCGCATAAGAAACAGCCAGTATAAGCCATGAGCCTGCTGCCTAAGGCAGTGGGCAGAAAGGAGAATTGATGGCAGATTACAGCAAAGGATTTAAAAGACGTGTTGTGACACTGTGGATCAAGTATAACATGTCATCAAATGAGATCAGTAGATCATCCGGCATCGATCATAAGACACTGATGAAGTGGTATAAGCGTTTCTACCCTGAGATAACAGGGGGGGGCAAACGAGACAAAGTGCAAGGATTTAAGATGGCACTATATAGGCAATTGTGCCGGATACCATAAGTAAAGGAGTACGATCAGACAGTTTGGTTCTTTACCTGAGGGATTCTTCAAGTAACTATTAACCAAGCAATCAATACCAAACATATTTTTTCAGGTTCTTTTAAATGTAATTTCTCAAATATTAGATTTAGTTTTTTACAATTTTCCAAATCAAAAAACGAAGAATCACAAGACTTTATAAGATCGGGCAAAAGATAACAGATCAGCGATCAGAGATAAAGGCGTTGTATCAGGTAAAGAACCAAGCTGTCTGAGAAAACGATATGAGATATAAAGAAAATTTCAAGAAAGGAATGGTCCGGCTGATCATCTCAACAGGGATAAGCTACAAGAAGCTGTCAGAGCTGACAACGATCAGCCAGCCAACGTTGAAAAAATGGGATGATGAATACCGGCAGGAGTGCCTGGATGAGAAGAAGAGAGAAACCGAGAGACTAAAGAAGCAGGAAGAAGAGAACATGAGATGTACGGCGTGGCACCAGTATGGATCCGGTGCAGGTCGGTTTGAGTAGAAGGAGATAAAAATGACAGAGCAAAAAGAACAAGAGATCGTAGATAGAGTTGAAAAGAGAGTTTTAGAAAAACTCGAAAAGAGTGTATGTAAAGAAGATACACAGAAAGTATTACAAGAACCAAGAAATAAATGGTTTAAAGATGCAAATGGATCCGGAACAGATTCGTTAATGGCAAATGCATTGGGAAATTCGTTCGTAGCATGGAGTGCATGGGAGCAGATTCGGCGATTAACATGTGTTGCTTGCGGAAAGAAATATGTAAGGCAGCTTACAGAAGATGATCATGCAGAAGAGGCGTGTGAGGAGATTTGCCAGACAATTTATGATATTGCAATGATGAGAAAGAAGGATGGTCAAAATGGGGAAGCTTGATAAAGAACAAGAAGCCAGAATGGCAGGAATGAGATATGCCTTGGGTATCGCAAAGGAAAAAGGTGTTGATGGATTGCAAAAAGAATTGCAGATGCGTGGAGCACTGGGAATTGGCTTATTGATCGATAATGACAAATTAAAAAGGGCATACGAGATTTTAGCAGAGACTATATATCAGAATACCATGACAGTTGTACTTGCAACATTAGCACATGATACAGGTTTCGGAGAAAAAAGATTGCGAAGATTCAAAGAAGCGTATGACAAAAACACCTTATGGAATTTTGAATTAGATGGTTATGCAGAACACTATGTGACATATGTGGATATGGCTATGGAGTTGAAAACAAAATACAACATTGACATGAATGTAGAAATGCTTGCATCGAATCAAGATATTACTTTTGATAAAGATCGTAGAGTATTGTCGAATGTGATCAGGTTATTGGAACATGAAGATCAGCACGAAGCAGCAGATGTATTAAGAGAACATTTACATGAGGCGGTGGCAGTATGGTAAACAAGAAAGAATTTAAAGGCTACATCTGTGAGATTGCAGGCAAGCCAATTAAGGATATGAAGTTATGTCCAGACAAGCAGCAGAAGCTAAGGGTTCGTATCAAGTGTGATAAAGGGTGTGTCTGGTGTGAGAAGGAGAAAAGTCATGAGTGACGACTGGAAAGAGCAAAAGAAAAGACAAAAAGCTATCTTCACAGCGCAACAGAATCTGCCCTATGAGGTAAAAGTCAAAAGGGCAGAGTTAAGAGCAAGAGAGTTTATACAAGAACTTGATCGCAGAGGAATGAATGCACATGTAAGTGTAGGTGGTTTGGACAGTATCGTGCTTTTGGCGTTTTTGAGAAGCAGAGGAATCGATGTACCTGCAGTGTCAGTATCATCTCTGGAAGATAAAAGCATTATCAAAGTACATAAGCAGCTTGGAGTGATTTCGCTTCGACCAGGAAAACCAAAGACAGAAATCTTACAAGAGTTTGGTTTTCCGGTGATCAGCAAGAAGATTGCAGGACGAATTGACACGTTACAGAATCCAACAGATCGTAATAAGACAGTCAGACATGCGATCATAACTGGAGAATGTGGAGCACAAGGACATTTTGCAAAGAACAGCCGAATGAAACTGCCAAGGAAATGGCTGCAGTTGTTCGCAGGATACGAAAACGAGAATGAGGGTGTGAATTATCAGATTGCACCATTCAAGGTAAGTAATAAGTGCTGCCTATACATGAAAGAAAAACCATGTGAGGTTTATGCAAAAGAAAACAATAGTGCACCATTCTTGGGACTTATGGCAAGTGAAGGTGGACAGAGAGAAGAAGCATTAGTAGAGCATGGATGTAATTACTTTGGGAAATCTGTAATCCGATCAGCACCATTTGCACCATTTTTACGACAGGACCTGTTACAGCTTGCATTAGATCTTGATGTGCCAGTGCCAGAAATCTATGGAGAAATCGCAAGGAAAGCAGATGGAACGCTGTATACGACAAAAGCACAAAGAACAGGATGCTCGATGTGTGGATTCGGAGTGCATCTCGAGAAAAGACCACATCGATTTGATATGTTGAGAGATCGTAATGAAAAAGAATGGGAGTTCTGGATGTATCGATGTTGTGTAGATCAAGAAACGGGAGAAAGATTCGGATGGGGACGCGTCTTAGATTACATCGGAGTGAGATGGGAAGATAAGTGGGAACCAGAGCCGGAGCAGTTGGAATTTCATTTTTGTTAAAGAAAGTTAAGGAACAACTAATATACCAATTAATACATCAACTAATGGAACAATACAACAGTTGATGTATCAACCAAGAGATTAAGGAGAAGAGAATATGAATGAACAGATCATAATGCATTTAGACAATTTGGCTGAAGAAGAAAGAGAACAGTTTACAAAACTGTTAGAAAAAGCAAACAAGGAAAATCGTGTGTGGAAACCTAAAAAAATAGACCAATATTATTACATAAACGATTTTACCGATGTATGTACAGATACTTGGCAAGAAGCCGGTGCTGATTATAAAAGATTTAAAATTGGGAATGTATATAAAACGAGAGAGGAAGTGTGCTTTGCATTAGAAAGAGCAAAGGTAAAAGCAGAACTGAAAAGATACGCATTAGAGCACAATGATCCCGAAAAGGAAGCATGGAATAATGACAACGGTCATTATATGATTGCGTTTAATCATAGAGTAAATGATCTTTTTATAACACGGGGATATTACATAGAAGAAGAATCAGCTACATGTTTTACATCAGCTCCTATTGCTCGTGACGCAATTGAAGCGGTGGGAGAAGAAAGAATCTTAAAATACATTTTCGGTGTAGAGGTAGAAGAATAATGGGCAAAGTCAGACAACGATTAGGAAAAGCCTATATCCACACAAAAGAAGAATCCATCCAGAGTATTATCATCGATGCTCTGGTAGATCACGGATATGACGTGGATGTTGAGGTTACAGATAACGGAACAGGAAACGAAGTAGTATCATGTGAGATTTACGATGTGGGGGGGGGCAGTAAGAAATGATAACAACAAAAGATGCTGTAAAAGTATTAAGTTTAACACTAACAATCGCATGTTATGGAATTTATTTTTATTCCGACCGAAAAAAAGATTGCTATCAAGCTATTAAATTTTTGATACTGGGATCAATCATGCAGAATGTAACATTCCACTTGGAATAAAGGAGCGTTAAGAATATGGGAAAGACAATAGAGAAAATAGAAAGAGCGGCGAAAATGCTAAATGGACGACACATGCCGAAAGCATATGAAGTATACAAACACTTTAAAGGAAGTTTGTACGTTGTTATTACAGTGGCTCGTCATACAGAAACAAATGAATTATTTGTAATATATTCAGATATAAGAGAGATGCAGAGAATGTATGCTAGGCCATTAGAGATGTTCATGAGCGAAGTGGATCATGAAAAATATCCAGATGCAAAACAAAAATACAGATTTGAAAATATGATGGAGGGATAATTTATGATCATTGGATTTTTGAGCGGATTATTTATCGGATCAGTTGCAGGAGTGGCAGTAATGTCACTCTGTAGTGCAGCGAAAGAGAGGGATGAGTTATGACAATAACAGAGAATCTTACAGGTGTCGTGAAAGAGGATCATGAGAGAGTGAAGACAGTAACGGACATTCTGGAAGAAGTTAGAACTGAGATGTGTGATGGTTATTGCGTATATCCAAGAATAACGCCGAATGATTATGAAAAATATAAAAGGATATGCGATGAAGAATGTCCACTGAACAAATTATAAGGAGTGATACATAAATGGGATATCAAGATTGTCCATGTTTCAAGTGTGATCATGGTGGAGAAAGAGAAAAACGAGTTGAATGCCGAAGAAAGTGTACTGAATTTACTGCATGGAAGTTAAGCATGCAGGCGATCAGACAGAAAAAGAAAGAAGATAAAGACAAATACTATTCGACGACCAAAGGAAAGCTTTACAAAAGAAACCTGATGAAGCAAAAAGGTGGAAGAAAGATATGGTAGATCCATGCAAGGCCTGTGCAGAGATAATCTGCATGGGCATTTGTGCCGATCGGGCGCAATACAAGCAAGAGTATCAGGAGATGGCGGATCGGATAAGGCAGCAGATAATAAATCGTAACAGGAGGGGAGAACGTGGACAAGAACGTACTGATCCAATATTGTGACATGAAAGAAGAAATTAAAGATTTAAGGAGAAGAATCACAGAGACTGAAAAGCAGATCTTCAGAATTGCAGAAGAAGGAACGGTAAAAGACACAGTAAGCGGTGGCATGGGTGGAATACAGCATTTTGTGGTGGAAGGTATGCCAGTACCAGAACTTAGCAGAAAGAGGCTGCTGCTTAATAAACGAAAAGCTATGTTGATTGAAAAAGAGAATGAACTTCTGGAACTCATGAATCAAGCGGAAGAATATATAAATAGCATTGAGAAGAGCGAACTAAGAATGATGTTTAGATTTTATTACATTGATGGCATGACGTGGCTGCAGGTAGCACATAAGATGAATCAGTTACACCCTAAAAGGCGAGTAGCTTATACAGAAGACAGCTGCAGAATGAGAAATACAAGATTTTTTCAAGAAAATTAGAAAATGTTCGGTCACGTTCGCAAAAAATAGGCTAATATATAGGCTAGAGCGATTAGATGAAGCGATACTTCATAAATGTTCCTTTTTCTTGCTAATAAAAATACGTACAAAATACGCATAAAATTATTGACTTATACGCATTTTGTACGTATAATGAACATATAAATTAAAAAAAGGAGAGTTTTTCATGAAGAGAAGAGATTTGATTAAACTCCTTGAAAAAAATGGATGGTATTTAAAACGGAATGGTGGGAACCATGATCTATATACAGATGGTAACAGAATTGAGCCAATTCCAAGACATCCAGAGATTAAGGAGCGATTAGCTAAATCTATTATCAAGAAACTGGGGCTTTAAGCCCCAGACTTGGTGGATTCATGAAAAACAAAAATGAAAAAAGGATCAAACGGCAAGATTTTAGGAGGAACGGAAACATGGCAAAGAAAGTAGCGTATCCGGTTATTTTAAAACCGGATCAAGAAGGGTATTATGTAGAAATCCCTGATTTTGATATCGCTACAGAAGGCGATACAATAGCAGAGGCTATGGAAATGGCCAGAGATGCTATTGGATTGATGGGGATTGATATGGAAGATGAGAAAAAAAGTCTTCCAGAACCAAATTCAAAAGCTCAAAATGTAGAAGCAGGAGACACAGTAACACTTGTAGATGTAGACTTTACAGAGTACAGAAAGAGAGTGGATAATAAAGCAGTTAAGAAAAACTGTACAATTCCATATTGGATGAGTGTAGAAGCCGATAAAGCGGGAATTAATTATTCACGAGTATTACAAGATGCAATTTCTAATATATTAGGAGTTGCGCGTACAACAAAAGGTTAATCAAATCTCAAAATATATTGAATTAAGCACCTTCGGGTGCTTTTTTCGTGCATAAATTTAAGGACCTCTAGCTCAGCAGGTCAGAGCAGTCGGCTCATAACCGATCGGTCCAGGGTTCGAGTCCCTGGTGGTCCATTTGAAATATAGGAGGGAAAACATATGATCAGATTACAAGCAGAAGATTACTGCCAGAACTGTGAAGAGCTCAAACCAGAAACACAGGTTATGAGCAGAGGATATGTAGGGACTGGTTGTAAAGTGGATACAACAATTCGATGCAGTGATGCTCAGAAATGTGAAAGACTATGCGAGTACCTGAAGAAGGAGGGCGGTAATGTGTGAATGAAGAAAAAAACTACATATTGGCAGAATCCGATTACGTGGCCGGAATGAAGTATAAAGACATTGCTGCCAAGTATGGAGTCTCGATGAATACTGTGAAATCGTGGAAGAAACGATACGCATGGTCGAGGAACAAAAAGACAGGATGCATCCAAAAGGGGTGCACACAAAATAAAAAGGGTGCACACAAAAAAGAAGCCGTTGCAGAGGATGTAAGTCAAGTTGTAATTAACGATGAACTTACCGATCAGCAGCAGCTTTTTTGTTTGTATCAATCCAGGATGTTTAATTATACGAAAGCTTACATGAAAGCTTATCCAGGATGTACTTATGCATCTGCTGCCGTATTGGGGAGCAGGCTCATGAAGAATCCAGCAATAAGAAAAGAGATTGAACAGCTAAAGCAGAATCACATGAACAGAGAGATGCTAAAACAAGAAGATATCTTTCAAAAGTACATGGATATTGCGTTTGCAGATGTGACAGATTATGTATCGTTTGGGCGAGAAAATATTCAAGTTATAGGTGCTTTTGGTCCAGTAATGGTAGAAAACAAAGAAACTGGAGAAAAAGAAGTCCTCGAAAAAGAAGTCAATACTGTGAAATTTAAACAATCTGAAGATGTTGATGGAACGTTGATCACGGAAGTGAAGCAAGGAAAAGACGGAGCGAGTATTAAGCTGGTTGATAAGATGAAAGCTTTACAATGGCTTGCAGATCATATGGATATTGCTACAGTTGAACAGAAAGCTAAGATTGAGCAGATCAGAGCTAAGACAGAACAAATCAGACACAGTGAAACTGATACAGGAGAAGATGCAGTTCAATCTTGGATGGATGCTGTAAAAAAAGCGAGGGAATCAGATGGATGATAGAGTATTACATGATTTCCTTGTAGAGAGTATTCCTTTATGGCAGCAGAATCCAGTTCAATTTTTTGAAGAAGTTCTTTCTTTTTATCCAGATGAATGGCAAAAAGAAGCAGCATTTGCTTTAAGAGATAATCCAAAAGTAACGATAAAATCCGGACAGGGTGTTGGAAAAACAGGATTTGAAGCTGCAACATTGTTATGGTTTTTAAGCTGTTTTGAGAATGCAAGAGTTGTTGCAACAGCCCCAACACTGCACCAGTTGAACGATGTTCTATGGGCAGAGGTTTCAAAGTGGCAAAGTAAATCTCCGTTATTGAAGGAGATACTACAGTGGACCAAAACAAAAATATCTATGATTGGTAGCAAAGAACGTTGGTATGCAGTAGCAAGAACAGCAACCACTCCAGAAAATATGCAAGGATTCCATGAAGATAATATGCTATTCATCGTTGATGAAGCTTCTGGTGTTGCAGATCCGATCATGGAAGCAATCTTAGGTACTCTGACAGGAGCCAATAATAAATTGCTGCTTTGTGGAAACCCGACAAAAGCAAGCGGTACATTTTACGACAGCCATACATCGGATCGTAAATTATATTATTGCATTACTGTAAACTCCGCAGAATCTAAAAGAACTAATAAAGACAACATTGATTCTCTGATCAGAAAATATGGAGAAGAAAGTAATGTTGTCAGAGTCAGAGTAAAAGGATTGTTTCCCAAACAGGATGATGATGTTTATATGCCCTTGGAAATGTTGGAAGCATCGATCATCTTGGAAGAGATACCACCAGCTGATATTTGCACTTTAGGAGTCGATGTGGCCCGCTTTGGTGACGATGACACAGTGATCGCAAGAAATATGAATAACAAGATCACACTAGAAAAGATTAGGCATGGTCAAGATCTAATGAAAACTGTAGGAGATGTTGTTGTAGAGTGTAGGAATATCAAGGAAAAGTTTAAATATAAAAAAACAATATATGTGATCATAGATGATACTGGTCTTGGTGGAGGGGTAACAGATCGTTTGAATGAATTAAAATCGGAAGGAAAGCTATCTGGTGTGGTTATCGTTCCGGTTAATTTTTCTGCTGCCGTTCCAGACAAGAAAGCAGCAGAAAAATATCATGATATCACATCTTATGCATGGTCCATATTAAGAGATATGTTAGAAGAAAAAGAAGCAGTATTACCAAATGATACAGAGCTTATCGCACAATTAAGTGCGAGAAAATATGATCTTAGTTCATCAGGGAAGATACGGCTAGAATCGAAAAAAGCAATGAAAGAACGCATCGGAGAGTCTCCGGACCGGGCGGATGCTGTTGTTTTATCTTGCTACAGAAACAAAATTAAACCAATCAGTGTTCCAGGAAGTGATGTTGGAACAAAAGATAGTTACTGGAGGTGAAATAGCATTGTATGATGAAATAGGTCGCATCGGTCAAAATCGGTGGGGCGGTAGCTTTTACGAAGAATTTCTCCCAGAGTTGAGAGGACAACGAGGAGTAAAGGTATATACGGAAATGGAGTCTAACGATGATGTAATCGGAGCGATCATATTTGCGTTGGATACATTGCTTAGACAGGCACAGTTTTCCGTAGAGCCACAGGGAGACGATCAAAAGGATATAGAGGCAGCGGAGTTCGTTGAGTCTTGCATGGATGATATGCAGAGCACATGGACTGACACAGTATCGGAAATATTATCATTCCTTACATATGGTTGGTCATATCATGAGATCGTATATAAGAGGAGATCAGGGCGAACAGGAAACCCTAAGACGAACAGCAAATATGACGATGGTTTGATTGGATGGAGAAAGCTTCCTATCCGATCACAGGATTCGTTGTATCAATGGGAGTATGACGATGAAGACAACCTAATTGGCATGACGCAGATGCCGCCGCCAAATTTTGGACTTTATACGATTCCGCTGGAAAAGGCAATCCATTTCAGAACCCGATCCAGAAAAGGAAATCCAGAAGGAAGGAGTATCCTGAGAAATGCTTATCGTTCCTGGTACTTTAAAAAAGGGATTCAGGAATTTGAAGGGATCGGGATTGAAAGAGATCTCGCTGGTATACCGATGGTCACGCCACCAGAAGGTGTTGACTTGTATAATCCAGATGATCCCGAAGGCTCAAGAATGTTAACCTGGGCTTATAGTTTGGTAAAGAATGTCCGACAAGACAAAAGTGCTGGAATCGTGTTACCACCGGGATTTAAGTTCGAGCTTGTTTCCACAGGTGGAAGCAGACAAATTGATACGAACGAGATCATAACTCGTTATGATAGCCGCATAGCAATGACAACGCTTGCGGATTTTATTCTGTTGGGGCATGAACACACTGGATCATTTGCACTGTCCGATGATAAGACAGAGTTATTTGCTGTAGCGATTGGATCATACCTTGACATTATCTGTGAAGCGTTTAATAACCAAGCGATCCCAAGATTGATTGATCTAAACGGAGAACATTTCAAGGGGATCACAGACTACCCGAAGATGGTTCACGGAGATATTGAAAAGATCGACATGAACAAATTAGCACAGTACATCCAGACGATGGTTGGCACTGGTGTATTGATCCCAGACGACGAATTGGAAACATATGTTCGAGAAGCCGCCAATTTGCCGCCAAAGGTAGCTGACGATGAAAGATTCATTGATCCTGATAGAGAAGATCAGCAGACAAATGATCTTGGATCACAGGGAAATAATGTACACCCAGAGGACAATCAGGACGTTGCCGAAGATGATGGAAAGGTACAGGAAGCCAAGAAACGATTAGGAAGGAGCTGATTATATGTTCCTATTCCGAAAGGTTAAGAAGCGTGGATCGATGAAGCCAAATGATGTGAAAGAAGCATTAGAGAGGTTTCTTAATAGCAGCAGTCCAGAATTAACACGCTTGCTGGTCAGGTATTGGAAGGATCAGCAGACGGTTTTTACATTTAAAGAGATCAGAGAAGCTATTCAGGCTGGTGTGATCTCCAAGAAATCTGTAGAAGAATGGCAACAGGATTATTCAAAACTGGTTCATGATAAGATTGCACCAGAGATGGTTAAAGCAATGAAAGCTGGTGCTAAAAATCAAAACCAGCACAAAGGAATAGACATTGGATATAAATTTGATGCAGATCATTGGGCGGTATCTGATTGGTTGGAAAATCACACAGCTGAGCTTGTAACGAATTGTACAAGAGTACAGAAAGATGCAATTCAGTCAATGATCGATATCGGAATAAGAAAACATATGGGAACAGATGAGCTTGCAAGGTTTATCCGTCCCTGTATTGGTTTAACAAAGCCACAGACTCAGGCAGCTATGAAGTATTATGAGACGATCAAGGCAGAGTTGGAGAAGAAACACCCAAGAACAAAGCCAGAAAAGATTGAACAGATGGCAAGAGACAAGCAGATGAAGTATGCAGAACGTCAGCTCAGAGAAAGAGCAAAGACGATCGCACAGACCGAAAGAGCATTTGCCTATGAGTATGGCAGATACCAGCATACAAAGAATCTTGTCGATCAGGGTATATTACCACCACAGGACAAAAAATGGTCCGCAACGGACAGTGAGAATACATGCAGCACATGTAGAGAACTGAACGGAAAAGTTGTTGGAATGGACGAAGAATTTGCCCCAGGTAAGCTACTTCCTCCGCTTCATCCGAGGTGTAAATGCTGTGTTATGTATGTCAATTCAAAATCTATGACCGCAGCGTATGAAACAGAAGAAGATGAACTGCGAGAGTACAGCACAGAGGAAATAGAGACTCATGCTAATAAAATGTCAGAGATTGCAGACAAACATCTTGATCTTGAAAGCTCATGGAGTGGAAAGGTCGTAGTTGATGATGATTCTGGTGTTTATGGTATCCAGTGGAACGGAGATATTATAACCAGACATGAAACAGCCCCACATATTTTGTTACATGAACAGTTACACGCTAGATCAGTTACAAAATATGATCGTAAAATGTATAAACAGTATGAGAACATGGAAGAGGGTTCGGTACAGTTTGCAGCACAGGAGATTAGCAAGAAAGAGAATATACAAATTCTTGAATCACAGTACGATCATATGACAGAAGCTTTAAGAAATATAAATAAAGTTGCTGGGTTATTTAAAAATGATTATGATTTTGCAATGAAGCTTATTTTTGTTCCGTTACCAGATAGGTATGACTGGCTGAATAATATGATCTATGATAAAATGATGTTATCAGGAAATATTGAAGATTATCAGAAGGTATCGCACTGGATGGAGGCTTTAGAAAATGGAAAAACATCTTGAATTAAAAGAAAGATTCGATCAGCTAATGAAACAAGATATGGATGTATCAGAACACGAACAAGAATGGTTTGAATTACTGGACGACATGCATGAATGGTTAAAGGATAAGACAATTCCGAGAAATATTCGTAGGCAGTTTGAACCTTTAGGGATGTTAGAAGTAACTATGAAAATCTGTGACGGAATCCATTATGCAAATGGAACTGGACGATATGCAAAGAAAGAAGAATGATGAAGTACAAAGCAATAGAGCAGACAGTTCAGGCAGTGCAGATCACACCTGATATTGATATGATCGCCCCTGACTGGTTCACAAAGAAAATGAATACCGAAGAAATTATGATAGATCGTGTACAGAAAGACGGAGCAACAGCCGTTATAGGATGCACGGTCTATTTTAATGCACGAAGATATAAAGGCAGCAGACTTGTTGCAAGAATAGGAGACTATGTTGTAAAAGATTCAGTCGGTCGATTAAATGTAGTTCGTAAGAATGACTTTGATCGGCTGTATAAGAAGGAGGAAGCATGAGATATTTTAACGATTATATACGATCCCCAGCACAGACACAGGACAGTATACGAAAGTCCTTGAATCAAGTAGATATTACTAAGAAGGATGAAGAAAAGCAGTACGTCTTTGGATGGGCTAAGATTGCAGTCGATGAGAACGGAAAACAGTTGGTTGACCGCCAGAACGATTTAATTGATCCGGAAGAACTAGAACAGACAGCATATACCTATGTAGAGTTCTATCGTGAAGCCGGAGAGATGCACGAGCGAGGCGGTGCAGGCGTTCTGATCGAGAGTATTATATTCACTAAGGAAAAGATGAAAACTCTCGGTATAGAGGAAGGTACGTTGCCTGAAGGCTGGTGGGTTGGTTTCCACATCACAGACAATGAGGTCTGGGCAAAGATTAAGGACGGAACTTATACAATGTTCTCAATTGAGGGCAAAGCGAAACGTATTGAAGTTGAGGAGGACGAATAATGGAATTTAGAGATGCATTCAAAATTATGAAATCCGGAGGAAAAGTGAAGCTACCATCTTGGGGTGGATATTGGTTCTGGGATAATGACAAAACAACAATTATCATGCATACGAAAGATGGCGAGGACATTGATATTCGAGAAACAAAATGTCCTGAATATACATTCGGAAATATTACATCTGATGAATGGATGATCGCAGATGAAGAAAATTGCCCAGAGTTAGGTGGTGCAGCATATTTTGATTTTTCCAACGCTATTAAGTATTTAAAGAGAGGACTTAAGGTTGCACGAAAAGGATGGAATGGAAAGAAACAGTATATTCAGCTTGCAACATGTATTTCGTACACAGCAGCAGACGGAACAATTGTTAATTGTGATCACAATGACATTGGAAATAAAGCAATTGCGTTTATCGGCACGTCTGGTGTACAGATGGGATGGTTAGCGAGCCAAGCTGATATGTTAGCGGATGACTGGATGTTTGCAGATTAGGAGATGATCTCATTCTTAAGATTAAGAAATCACACCGACAGGATGAATGGATCGTGTACAACCCTGATTGCTTTGAATTGCATCATACGCACTGTAGGAATAAAAGAGTTGCGATCGCAATCAAGAAGAACGTGGAACGTAGAAGAGTTCCAACATCCAGAAATCTAAGAACCTTGGAAAGTCACATAAGACTGACAGGGAACAAGAACTATAAAAGAAAGATTCAGAAGATCATTGAAGAAGTAAAATCTGAAAGGAAAAACTGAAATTTAGTCTTAAATTAGTTAAAAATTAAGCTAAATCTAAAATTTAGTTCAAAAAATAGCTAAATAGTTCAATTAATAGACCAACTAAGGACCATTTTGCAAAAAATGCAAATTGGTCTATTTTTTGTGTTTGAAACTGCACTTTGCGTTTTTGAAACTGCACTTTGCGTTTTTGAAACTCGAATAATCGTGTTGAAACTCGAAAAAGTGTCGTTAGAAAGGAGGAAACATGAAAACAAAAGGAAAGACAAAGCTGGAAGATCTGGAAGTAAAAAAGATCGATGCAGTAGACATCGGAGCAGATCAGAAAGCAAATATCCTGATTAAAAAGAGAGGAGGTGCAGAAGAACCGAAGGGAAACTTTTTCAAGCGATTCTTTAATGCGTTTTGTGACAGCTTAGGAGTAAATTCAGAAGATGTCAGAAAGTCCATGGAAGATGAAGCAACATCATTTGATGATGTAATGAATGAAAAGAAGATCTACGACGTGAGGGATCAGATCTGGAATGCCTGCAACTCTCTGGAGCAGTCGATTGTATCAATTCTACTCGATAAAGAGTGTGAGGATAAACAGGCAGCAATCGCACAGAGCATTGATCAGTTTAAGGCATTTTCGGATGATGCATCCAAGTCTTGGATCAAATTAGAACGTGCAGCAACAGACAAAGAAGATACTGTTGTTGCGGATGATTTTGAGATCGCAAAAATGCAAGAGGTAATTGAGAAATCTTGCGATCCTGAAACTATTAACAAAGAAAAAGAAGAAAAGGAGAATGAAATGGCATTTGATATTTCAAATATGACAGAGGAAGAAAAGAAAGAAGCATTAAAAGCATTACAGGATGATGCAAATGCAAAAAAAGAGGATACTGCAAAAAGAGCTGATATTGATGGACAGGTTCAGGAAGCAGTGAATAAAGCAATGGAAGGTGTTACAAAGGACTTCACTTCTATGATGAAGAAGATCATGGAACCAATCCAGAAGAGAGCAGAGGAAGCAGAACAGAAGTCCTTAGAAGAAGTTGCTAAGAAGTATGAACTCTTAGGAACAAAAGCAGAGGAATTAGTGCCAGTTCTGAAATCCATGAAAGCAACATCCGATGAAGCGTATAACAACTTCATTGCATCCATGGATAACAACCTTGCGGTAATTCAGAAATCAGGTCTGTTTGAGGAAATCGGTAAATCTGGTGGAGCTCACACAGGAAATGACGATACAGAAGGTGTTGCAAAGATGAACGCAAAGGTAGCAGAGATCAAAAAGTCTATGCCAAACCTTACTGATGCACAGGCACAGGATATCGTTATGCAGAATGATCCTGAATTAAGAGCAATGTTCGATAAATAAGAAAGGAGGTACAGAGAAGATGGCAAACAGAACATATGAATACAATCCAACTGGTGGAAGTCCAGTGATCAATGTTACAGCTGGAGCAGAACTCAAAACAGCCGTAGCGGTTTTATTAACAAAAGATGGAGCAAAAATTCCTGAAGCCGGAAAGGAAGCAACAGGAATTGTGCTTCTTGGAGATGAAACAGTAGCCAAAGGCGATGATATTACTGTTCAGATCAGAAATCAGGGCATGTGGGCAGCTGGTGCAAAGATTGAGGCTGGAGATTTCCTTGCTGTTGATGCAGAGGGATTATGCCAGAAGGCAACAACAGGGCAGTACATCTTAGCTATGGCACTGACACCAGCGACAGCAAAAGGAGACATCGTAAACGTTGCGATCATCCATGCTGGATATGAAGCGTAAATAAAGGAGGAATGAAATAAATGAACACAGGACATAACAACGCAGCAGCAATCGCAGTTGATATTGCGAAAGGCTGGAGACCAAACTATTACTTAACCAATATGGCAATGAGCTATTTTCAGGCACCTGGAATGAATGTTGCTCCAAGCATCTTTCCAATTCTTCCAGTACATGCAAGCACTGGAAGCTACTATATCTTCAACAAAGAAGAGATCGCGAAAGACCAGGTAAAGAGAAAGCCTAAGTTCGGAGCAGTACAGCCGGCTGTATTCTCTCATTCAGATGATACTTACAAATGCGAGGTAGATCAGATCATCGTCGGAGTAGATAACATCACAGCTCTGGATTACCAGAGAACTGGAGCACCAGCAACGATTGATCCGAGACGTGCAAAGGTAAAACAGGTTTCAGAACAGATGAATCTGCACCTTGATATGGTCTTTGCAAACAAGTTTTTCAATGCTGATGCCTGGGCAAATGTTAAGACAGGAGAAGCAACAGCTTCAACATCTAAACAGTTTGTGCATTTTGATGATGCAAACGCGGACATCGTAGGTCAGTTTGATGAGATGAAGAAAGAAATCCTTTTAAACGGACGTAGAATGCCTAACAAATTATGCTTAGGATACAGATCGTATAAGGCAATCAAAAATCATCCGCAGTTCTTAGAAAGAGTTACAGGTTCAGGGTCAACACCGAATCCAGCACTTGTTAACGAACAGGTAATTGCAGCGGTACTTGGTCTGGAAGAAGTAAAAGTTCTGTATGCAACTTATAATGCAGCAGAAATCGGTCAGAAAGCCGATATGAAATTTGTCTTCGACGATAACAGTGCATTATTAACTTATGCACCGAAAGAAGTAGATCTTGAAGAACCATCTGCCGGATATATTTATACATGGGATATGCTAGGAAACGGTCAATGGATGGCTACATCACAGTATGATGGACCAGGAGGATCACATTCAGAGTTCATCGAAGGACTTATGGCAACAGACATGAAAAAGACTTCCGATGACCTTGCAACGTTCTTAAGTGGTTGCGTATCTGAGTAGGAGGTGCTTTATATGAATTATGTTGCACTTAAGCCAGTTAATTTTGGCGGAAAGCAGTATAAGATCGGAGAGATTATTCCAGAGGGTGTCGTAGATGAACGACGCTCTCTCTTTTTAAAGAAGTCTGGACACATTGCAGAAGTAGCGAGCGTAAATGGAGCGTATGCAGAGGATTTGAATGTTAACCCTAACACTTTATCAATTCCTTTATTACAATCAAAGCACGAGCTTGCAGTGAACGCACAGCAGTTATTACAGTTCTTTGCCACAATTCAGAAAACAATTGAAGAGGCAAAAATTGAGATTGCGACCATGACAGAGGAAGATACACCGGTCTTACAGCTGTTACATGAGATTGATTCCAGAAAAGGAATTAAGGCAGCAGTTGAAACAAGACTTGCTGATCTTTCCGTTGATACTGATATTAATCAGGAATCAGAAGCAGTAGAAGAAACCGAAGAACCAGCAGAACAGCCGGAAGGTGGCGAGGAGAATGACGTATAACTATTTTCCAGATGAGATCAATACAAATGATGTTATGAAGATGCGGTTCGAATTGGCGGATACTGATGTATCAAAGGATGAAATGTCAGCTGCACTTTCCGATGAAGAGATCACAGCTGTATTAGAGCAGTATCCAGACAATTTTAAGATGGCAAAACTGAAATTGCTAGAACATATGATGTTCAAATACGGACAGGACGTAGACAACAGTGTTGGCCCTGTCTCTTTTAATTTTGGTAATCGAATGAATTTCTGGAAACAGCTTTATGATGATCTGAAAAAAGAAATTGCATCTTCCAGTGTTGGAATCAAGCCGTATGAGAATGAAAAACGAGAGTATTTTTACGTTGGAATGATGAATCATCCTGGAGGTGGACGCTTTTGAAAATGACATCAATCGGTAGACCATATCAATATATGCAGTCTTTCCGTGTTTACTGGCAGGATACAGAAGTCATGGACGATGGCATGGTTGTAAAGGGCGATGAAAAAGAAGCCCCTGATGCGATCATAGACGGTATACTAGCCGAAGCAGATATGAAGACAATGGAAATCTGGAAACAAAACCAGACTCCGATCAGTCATACGATTGTGTCTTACCATCCAGTGGTTAAGCTAAGTAAGAACGATGTGTTACTGCTTGGCGATGATCCGTGCCATGATCGTACGTTTATCGTGAAGGGTACAAAAGATCCAGCTGGAACAGGGCAGTTTTCCATCTATTATGTATTAGAAAGAAGTGATACATATGGGCGTAGAAGCTGAATTTCAAGCATGTGCAAAGAATCTTGATGAAAGTATCAAAAGAGAGATGATGCGAAAGGGTGCAATGGCAACAAACACCCTTAGAAATATTGAGATCGAAGTATTGTCGAAAGGCGGTTCTGGAAAGAAATACAAACGGCTTCCGAATAGATCATCCGCACCGGGAGAAACACCAGCACCACAGTCTGGAAAGTTACGTCAGGACTGGGATGATCAAACTCTGATTGAAGGAGATCAAGTTACAAGCCGGATAAAAAGTAATTCAAAACACGCTGAATGGCTGGAAGGTGGCACAAAAAAGATGGCAAAACGACCATTTATTGATCCAATTAAGAAGAAAGCAGAGCCGGAGATTGTAAAGATCTTCGGTTCAGATTTTGAGGTAACTCTATGAAAGAAATAATTTACAAGTATTTAAAAAGCCTGAATATTAACGGATTGGCTGCGTTCAAAAATGGACCAGCAATATTTTTGGATCAGGCACCTGATGATTCTGATTCAAGGTGGGATGGTTCGCAGTATGGGCGTATCATCTATGGGCTGAATCTGAAAGATGATTCAGAGCGTAAGGTTTCTGGAACGATGGAGATTGCAATAGCGTATCTGTTTAATAATCAAGGATATAAGAACTTGCTTGAAGCGAAGAAGATCCTGAAAAAAGCGTTTGAAGGAGTTTTCTTGACCGATGAAGATACAACGATTTCTCTTGTATGGAGAAAGTCAGAATCATTTCAGGAAGCAATCGAAGGGCAAATGGATGTAGAAGTATGTGGATCAGTGTTGACATTCGATGCATATGCTTTTCCAAAACATTCATACCTTCCGCTGGATGCAGTCGGTTCTTTGGCAAAGCACATTGATGAGAACTGGAATGTGACAGTGATCAATAACACGGAACTTGACGAAATCTGGAAGCCGGATGATGAAGAAGTGGTTGTTTATACTAGACTGGATTCTATGCAGCCAGGAACGTTCCCATCGACATATGCTTGTACATGGTTTACAAACAACATTAAGGTACATGTGATCTCCGGATCGGATGTAAATGCTGATCAGTTTGTTATGAACTTGCTGCAAGATTTACAGGAAAGAGAGCGGTTCGTTATGAATGATGGATCGCCGTTTTTTGTAAATCAGCTGGCATACAGCACGAAACTTGATCCATTAAAAGATGGACAGGTAACGGTAAGAGGTCAGTACGGAAAGCTACGAGATGTTGAAACAGTCAATGAATTAAAGACAATTACGATAAGTTAGGAGGAAACAATGGCAGAAAAGAAAGACGAAACAAAAACAGTGCCAGAAGTTACTTATACTGTGGATGAATATGCAGAAAATCCACAGGTGTTAGGAGTATCACAAGATATTATCCGAACAGCATTTGCAAGGGCAGGTGTTAAAGAAGCAACGCAGAGCACAGCAAAGAAACTTGTAGATACATTTAAGAAGAAGGAGGTATAAGAACTTGTCCGGATTATTTTTAAAAGGCGAGAAAAAGGAAAGAGCTGGAGTTTATCGCAGACATGAGCAGATCACAAATAATGGTGTAGCATCCGCAATGAACGGAGTTTTCTGTATTCCGGTTCATGCAGATTTTGGTCCAGTTGGAGAGATTCAGAAGATCACATCAAAGAGTGATCTTCTTTCACTTTATATGGAGAGTGGAACGATCGATGCAGCGGTAAAACTGTTTGATGCAGGTGCTAACACGGTATATCTTTACCGTCTTGGAACTGGTGGTAAAGAAGGAAGCCTGTCCTTACAGACAACCACAGCCACAAATGCAGTTACATTAAAGACAAAATATCCAACCGCTTTGAAATTCTCCGTAACTGTAAAACAGAAATTAGGAGATGAAACGACAAAAGAGTGTTCCGTTTACAATGGGGCAACACTTGTTGAGAAAGTAAGCTTTATCGCTGGTGCGGATGTAAATGAGGCTGCAAATCTGGTGGAAGCAATGAAAGACAGCAAGTATTTATCCGCAGAACTTGTTTCTGGAGCATCCGGGATCATGCAGACGGTTGCACAGCAGGCTTTGGCTGGTGGATCAGCACCGGCAGTCACAACAGAAGATTACAGCAATGCGTTTAATGCATTCGAAACTTATGCTTGGAATGTACTGGTGCTTGATACAGTCGAAGAAGATGTTAAAGCATTAGCGAAGACATACATGGAAAGAATCCATTCAAACGGTGCATTGGGTGTTTGCGTACTTGGAGAAGCGGCAGGAAAGTCACTTGCTACAAGAAAAACGAATGCAAAATCCTATAATGCACCATATTTTATTTACTGCGGTAGCGGATATTATAATACTGCCGGAGATAGGGTGGAAGGATACCTTGCTGCAGCAGTTCAGGCAGGTGTGATTGGATGCAAAGATTCAAGTACATCAATTGTACATACAGAGATTCCAGATGCGGAGTCATGCATTGAACAGCTGACGAATGAACAATATGTCGATGCGATCAAATCTGGATTGCTTCTTTTGTCAGAAGGACAGGAAGGACAGGTCTGGTTTGATTCAGGAGTGAACACATATACAGTTCTGGATGAGGACGATGACGAAGGATGGAAGAAGATCAAACGTACAGCTGTCCGTTATGAAGCTTTTGACCGTATCAATCGTACATTAGAACCATTGATCGGTAAGATCAGCAACAATGCAGCAGGCGTTGATAATGTAATTCAGGAAGCTAAAAAAGTACTGGCTGAAATGAACAGAGAAGGAAAGATCTTAGATACTTACGAATTTTATGAGGATACAGAAAATCCACATGCAGCGGATTATGCATACTTTATTATCCGCATTGATGACGTTGACAGCATGGAAAAGATCTACTTAACATATCAGTTCCAGTATATCGCACAGTAGGAGGTGTTATATAGATGAGTGGAAAAGGTTTTGATACTAGAAAACTTATGACAGGAAAAGACGGAAAGCTTTTTATCACACTTGATGGAGTTTCCATCTGGTTTGCATCCGTGGAAGAGTTCGCAGTCGGAATGAATTTTTCAAACGTAGATTTCCATCCGGCAGGAGATGTACAGACATATGGAGTTCCAGACAGTGTTAAATTTACAGCATCGTTCACTGAAGCTGTAGTAAGAGATGATTTAACAATCGTACCAATGCTGAATGCGATAAAAAATGGGAAAATTCCTACATTCAGCTTACGGGGTGGTGCTACAGAACCACTTGCTGGTGGCGAAAGCATGTTTCTGTTAGATGAATGTGTTCCTGACGGAGATACAAACATTCTGGAAGTAAAACCGGGAGAAATCATAAAGAGACAGTGCCAGTTTATTGTTAACAGTGTACCAGATTGTATTAAATCATTGGCAGCATAAAGAAAGGATAAGAAAATGGCAGAGAAGAAAACAAATATCAATGTAACAGAAGAAAATGAAATGGACCTTATCACTGGTCTGTTAAAGGCAGCAGAGTATAAGACAGAGGTAAGCCAGACATTAAATATTCAAAGAAACGGACAGAAATTGTTTAAATTCGATATTCGTCCATTATCTTTTGATGAAATCACTGATTGCAGAAAGAGAGCAACAACTTATATGCCGAATCCGGGTGGAGCATCACTTCCATTAATTGAGAAAAGCGTAAGCAATGCAGATTACATGGCATGGCAGATTTACATTGCAACAGTTCCGGAAAGTGATGGAACAAAATTCTGGGATAATCCAGCATTAAAAGAAGGACTGAACAAAGCTGGTCACATGGTTATGACACAGGCAGAGATCATTAAGGAAATTCTTACAGCTGGAGAACTTGAAGCAGTCAGCGACAAGATTGAAGAGTTATCCGGCAGTGGTACAAATGTCATTGATTATGCAAAAAACTAATTAAGTCCAGTCCGTTAGCTTCTCTGCTTGCAGAAAATTATCTACGGACTGGAATGTTGCCATCAAAAGCCCTTGATCTCCCAGAAGGAGAAAGGGCTTTTATTTTTGCAGCACTTATAACAGCTATGGAAGGAGGCGATGCATAAGTGGCAGATAAAGAAATCGTAATTGACGTTGTATCGAAGTATACAGACCATGCATCGCAAGGACTGAACCAGACCGGAAAAGATGCTGAAAAGGTTAGAAAAGAACTTGATGATCTAGGAAAGAAAAAGCCAAGGATTCATGTAGATGTAGACGATAAGGCAAATCCGAAGCTTGACAGAACACGAAAAGAAAGCGAAAGACTGGGCAAGGAAAGACCGAAAATCCAAGTGGGAGCAGACGATAAAGCAACTCCAAAAATTCGTAGAATTACATCGGCTGGGTTGAAGTTTGGAAAAATGTCTTTTACCGCAGCAGTTAAGATTAAAGACTTTGCAACAACCAAATTAAGTGATCTTAAAGCCAAGGTATTTAATGTCAAAAATGCCGTTGCTGGAGCATTTGCAGCGGTAGGGATTGGACAAACAATCAAAACGTCCATTGATCTGGAAGTGCAGCAGCAGAACTTGGAATCATCGTTCGAGGTATTACTTGGAAGTAAGAAGAAAGCCCAGAAGCGAATAGATGATCTGACGACGTTTGCTGGTAGTACCCCATTTACGAGGGATGAAATTTATCAGGCTTCTCGTACCTTACAGGTATTTACTGGAAATGCATTGTCAACTGGAAAAGGCTTAAAGATGGTTGGAGACGTAGCAGTCGGTACGAACTCCGAGTTTTCCGATGTAGCCTTATGGGTTGGACGTATGTATGACGGAATGAAGAACCACCAGACAATTGGAGAAGCTACCGCCGCATTACAGGAAATGGGTGCTATTTCTGGACAGGACAGAACAAAACTGGAAGCACTTGCAGCATCGAACAAGAAAATCAGCCAGACATGGCCGCAGGCTATGAAAGCTTTTCAGAAGTATGACGGATTGATGGAAAAGCAGAGCGATAACCTTGGAAACCTGATGCTAGGTGTCAAGTCATTTGTTACAAATAACGTATTTAAGAAGCTTGGAAAAGGTCTTGGAGATGGCATTTCTCCCGGACTTCGTAAGTTCCGTCAGTGGAGATCGGAGAACAAAGAACTGATTGCAGAAATGGGATCAGGGATTGAAAAGTTTTCGGCAGAGATTTCTGGGAAAGCCGTTGATGCAGTATCAAATTTAGCAGAAAAAGCCAATAAATTATTCCAAAGTGACAAGTTTAAAAATGCTTCAATCAGCGGAAAGATTAACATTGCATGGCAAGAGATGATCGGCGATCCATTTTCACAGTGGTGGGATTCCAGCGGAAGACCAGCGATCGTTAAGAAGATATCTGGTATAGGCAAGGATATCGTTAAAGCCGGAGGGAACTGGTTTAAAGAATCTATTAAGGATTTATTACCCGGTGGAGATAAAGCCGGAATAGAGGACTATCTTGCCGGTGCGTTGGCACTTAAGATAGGCTCAGGACTATTTAAAAAGGGAATGACTTTGACAGACCTGATCACTGGTGGTTCAGGTGGTTCTGGAAATCCTCTTGGAAGTTCTATTGGACTTATGAATGTATCAGCATCCGTTGTAAATGTGAACGGTGGGCTTGGCACTGGAAACGGTGGAAGTCCTGTCACACCAACTGGCAGTGGAACTACACCGAAGACAACACAGCCGACAGGACCAACAAGGACACCGGGTGGCTTATTTGGCTTGGGTGGATCTGGTGTTACATTGAAAAATGGAGAAACAGTTGCGGCTACTGGATGGAAAGCTTTTCTTGGAAATCTCGGAGTAAAACTTGGATCAGGAGCAGCAACAGCCGGCGGAGCAGCAACCGTTGGTGGGGCTTCATTGTTAGGTGGAGCTTTAGGAATTGCTGGTATTGGAAGTGCAGCAGGTAACTTTATCAACGCTGCGACATCAAAGAATAAAGCTACTAAGAAAAAAGAAAACTACAGAGGTGGTACGAAGCTTGGCATGGTCGGTGGTGGAGCAGCCGCCGGAGCTTTGGTTGGTTCAGCTGTTCCGATTGTTGGTACACTTGCCGGTGGATTGATTGGTGCCGGTGTTGGTGGATTTGCAGCACTGACAAAAGGTAACAAAGCAGGCGATCATATCCGAAAGAACATGGATAAGATCAAAAAAGAATCCGAAAAAAGTGCGAAATCTTGGAATGTAACATCGAAACAGGTAAAAGAAATTCAAAAGGGTCAAGAAAAGTACCTTGGAGATAATTACCTTAAAAATCGTAAGGAAGCACTAAAGGATAACAATTCATTAACTGCAAAATCGCAGAAATATTATTCTTACAATAAAGATTCCATACGAAAGATCCGTGAGAAATATGAGCCAGAATCCGAAAAGAAAAAAGATTGGTTAAGAAAATCAGTACAGAGTACATATAAAAAGCAAAACAAAGAACTGAAACTTGACTCAAAAATGAGCGGAACAATGGCACATACTGTTGGAGGTAAGAAAAATAAGAATCTGAATGTTGGACCAGACAAAGAGTATAATCAGCTGACTAATTCTGTTCAGAAAGCTTATGAGGAGAATAAGAAGAATACAAAGCAGACAAACGCTGGTTCTAAGAGTACGAAAGCCTTTTCTGGAGCAACAAGTTCTGCCGGTGGAAAAGTCAGTGGCTTAGGTGGAATGTCTGCAACAGCTGGTGGAAAATTAGGAACTATGGGATCAATGTCGCTTGCAGCTGGTGGTAATTTACAAAGTGCTGGAAGTTCCGCATTATCCCTTGCGAGTGCCTTAGCATCTGCCGCATCAACGATTGCATCCGCAGCAAGCACAACCGCCGCACAAGCAAATGCAATCAACAGTATTACGAGTGGAAGTTATCTGAATAACAGCGGTTCAAAATCTGGTAAAAAGACGTCTGGAAAGAAGACAACGACAAAACCAAAAGTACAGACAGCCTTACCGAAAAATGGAAAGTTCTTTCATAATGCGAAAGGTAGTCTGGTCAGAGGTCATATCGTTTCTGAATTAGGAGAAGAAGGAAACGAAATGGTAATTCCACTTTCTAGGCATAGAAGCCGTGCATTATCTCTCTGGAATCAAGCAGGACAGATTTTAGGCGTGACAAAGCATGCCAAAGGTGGACTTGTTGGGGGAACATCTGGATCAGGAAAAGCTTCGTCTGGTAGCAGTCAGCCAGTTATCAACGTTGGTGGTATTACGATCAGCGTTAATGCATCTGGAAATGACGGCATAGTTGATGCGATTAAAACCTCTAAAGGAGAGATCGCAGATGCTATTATGCAGGCAATCGCAGATGCAATCGGATCAACGACAACCAACAGAACAGCGGAGGTAATGTGATGGATATATATATTACTGGAAAAAATTCAAAAGGGAATGATCAGAAGATACAAATTCCGATCATTCCCGAAGAAATTGAATCATCAATCGAAGGGAAGTTTGCAGAGTATGATATCTATAAATTAGGTCAGGTCAGTATTCCAAACGGAAAAAATCTTTCGGAGTTAAGCTGGGAATGTTTTTTCCCCGGAGAAGCAAGAAAAGGCATGAAATTTGTTCGTGAGTGGACTGATCCGGAAACCTTGGATGCACTGATGAAATACTGGGCTAAATATGGGAAAGTGGTAAATATCTGCATTACAGGAACTAAGATCAATGTAGATATGCTTGTATCTGAATATGATTCAACAATCAAAAGCTTGAATGATTATTATTACACTGTAAGATTCGTTGATTATGAAAAAATAAGTGTTTCCTCAGCATCAACGAAAAGAAGTACGAAAACCACAAAGAAAAAGGTTACAGTCAAGAAAGGGCAGACCTTACGGAAACTTGCTAAAAAATATCTTGGATCCAGTAAAAAATACAAGGTTATTTATAACGCAAATAAGAAAATGATTGATGCAAGGAACAAAAAAGAACGCAAGAAACATCCAAAGAAAAAGATCAGCAAGTACACGATCTATAAAGGACAGGTGCTTGTGATCCCTGTTCCAAGCAGTAAATTGGTTTCTAATTCCAAAGTTGAGGAATTAAAGAAAGCAATGAATAAAGATGGCTACTCGAAGCTGAAAGTAGATAAAAAACTGACATCTTCGATGAAATCAGCCATGAAAAAAATCACAATTCGAACCGGAAGAAAAGGACAGGTCGTAAAATTTGTCCAGAAAATGGTGGGAGTCAAACAGGATGGTGCTTGCGGATCTAAGACAGTAACAGCGATTAAAACTTACCAACGTAAGCACAAATTAACAGTAACTGGTGTTGCTGATTATAAAACACTGTTAAAAATGATAGGAGGATAGGAAGATATGCCAAGTTTAGGAAATCCGCGGTATAAAGCAGTTGTAAAGACGGCTTCGGGGCAAGAATACGATCTATACAAATCGAAAGTTATACAGGACCTGACAATGTCTGATGATCCTGATTCGCTGGCAAAAGAGGTCAGCTTAACAGTAATGAACGCTGCGAAAAATGGTGTAACACTTGCGACATTGATTCAACCATCAGACCGATTATACATATATGCGAATGTTGGCCATGGAGATTTTGAAGTGTTTCGAGGTGTGATCTGGGATAGAGACAGGGTTACCGATACAGAAAAAAAAGTAACATTTACAGCCTATGATTACTTGATCTATATGATGAAATCTCAAGATTATTTTTATTACAAAAAGGGGCTAAGCACAAAAGAGATTGTAAAAAGAATCTGTACGGCATGGAAGTTGAAACTGAAATACAGTTACGGATCAATCAAAAATAAAAGGATCAAACCAGTACAGAAGAATATTGGAGATATGATCGTATATGTGCTGAACAAGGCGAAAAGCAAACTTTCCAGCCGATATATTTTTACGATTGAAGGAACTACAGTGATTGTCAAGTATGCCAATACTAATACAACGATTTATAAGATTGAGGAAGGAAAGAATGTAATATCCATAGAGGTTAAAGTAACAATGGATGATATCGTTACAAAGATAAAGATCTACGGAGAAGCAAAGAAAAAGTCAATTCCTAAACTTGCATCAATGTCTAAGAATACATCGAAGTTTGGAACGATCCAAGAAATTATGGACAAAGACAAGAAAGAGAAACTTTCGAAAATAAAGAAACAAGCACAAAAGAAATTGAAGAGCAGTGCAAAGGTTAAGTATGAATACATAGTAACGGCGATTAGCAATCCGAAGATCAAACGTGGAGACACCGTTTATGTTGGATGTGGTACCGCTGGACTGAAAGGAAATAAAACAGTAAAAAGTATTACGCATGATTGTGTTGCTGGTACGATGGACGTTGTTTTTTACTAAAGGAGAGTTTTATGCAGAGAAATGGAAGAAAAAATTTTATCCGGGCAATCGAACAGATTTCTAAAGGAAACCAAAGTGCAGCGGATGTTGTTGCAGAACTTGGAACTATGAAAGACGGAGGGATTCTTCCTGACTCTTATCCAGAAAGTGCAGAACCTGATGACGATTTTTTGATGTTATCTGATGCAAAAGTAAGTGATGGCGATCGAGTATTACTGATCTGGACAGATGCAGAGGAAATCGTTGTGATCGGTAAAGTGGAAGGAGATGAAGAAGATGCCGGATAATCTTTTCCCAGAGGAATATGAAAATGAAGAAGAATATTTTGAAGATGAAGAGAATGAAGGAACTGAGGAAGAAAATACAGAAGAAGAGGAAGATGCAGGTTATAAACCCAGCATCTTTTTTGATTTTGATACTGGAGACTTTGTTACGCTTCACGATGGAAAATTAAAAGAGGCATCCGGGTTCGAGGCGTGGGTGCAATGGTGTTACAAAACGATCATGACACAAAGATACGCTCATGAAGGATATTCCACCGACATTGGGATTGACTATGAAAGTGCCTTGCAAGCGGATAGCCGTGAAGAGGCAGAAAGCATTTTACAAAGAGAAATCGAAGAAGCATTGATGGCTGATCCGTCCGAAAGAACTTTGTACGTTGGGAATATTATGTTTCAATGGGAAGCAGAACATTGTCTTGTAACAGTACAGGTGCAGGGTATTGATGGAGATATAGAAATACAGACACAATTTGAAAGTGAGGTGGTCTAAAAATGGCATTGGAAGCAGAAGAACTAGAATTGCCAGATTTCTTGAATAATTCGAGTGAAGAGGAAATCCATGAAAAGATGCTTAGCAATCTTCCAGAAGATATTGATAAATCCGAAGGCGGTTTTCCTTGGGATTTTACACGTCCGACAGCGATTGAGATAGCAGAGCTAAAAGAATATGTGCTTGTGGAAGTATTGAAAAGTCTTTCGCCGGTAACCTGTGAAGAATCTTACCTATTGGATTACCACGCTGATGGAAGAGGTCTTGTACGAAGAGAATCGGTAAATGCAACAGGATATGTGACTGTTACAGCAAAAGCCGGTCTTGTTATTCCTTTAGGATATGGTTTTTCTACAGAAGCAGATGACGAAGGAAATACGATAGATTTTGTAACAACAGAGGAAGTTACGGTCGATTCTCTTGGAAATGCAAAGATTCCAATTGAGGCAGCAGAAGGAGGATCTGCAAGCAATGTTGGAGTAAATACGATCGTATTACATACTGGAGATGAGACAGGAGAACTGCTCGATGAAATAATCTCTGTTACAAATGAGGAAGCTGTTACAGGCGGTTTGGATGAAGAGGACGATGATACTTTAAGAGAACGAATTGTTGAGTATGATCGAAGCCATGACATTTCCTATGTTGGGAATGTGGCAGACTATAAACGATGGGCATTGTCAGTTCCCGGTGTTGGTGCAGTTACTGTGATACCAGCAAAAGATGACTCTGGAATAATCAAGATCATCTTAATGGATCAGAACGGAGTACCAGCATCGAAGCAGATTCAAGATGCTGTATATAATTATATCATGCGTCCAGACAGTGAAGCAGATCGTTTAGCACCGCCAAATGCAGTTTTAGAGATAAGTGCTCCGGAGACAGTAATAGTTAATATATCAGCTGTTGTTTATTTGAGAGAAGCAGAAATTGGCAATGTGCAGAATGATTTTAAAACCGCATTTCAGACATATTTGCTAAATGTTTCATCAAATGATAGTGCGGTTAGAATATCAGCGATCAACAGTATCCTTGGGGCTGTATCAGGTGTCTATGATTATGACAGTGTACAAATCAATGGAGCGTCAAAAAATGTAGATCTTGAATCTGGTCAAATGCCAGTTCTTGGAACAGTGAAAATAACGGAGGGATAATACTATGTGGTATAAAACAGACCTTATGGAGCAAATCCTGACGAGTAAAAGTGCAAAACAAATGATTGACTATGTATCGCCGGTTTATGGAAAATCAAGAATCGGACTTTGGCTGTTCCAAGTAATCGGATTGGAGTTAGACGATGTAAAAACAATATGTGAAGACATAATCGACCAGATATTTGTGAATCGTGCTACGTGGGGGCTTTCTATATGGGAAAAAGAATATGGAATAACACCACTTCCGGATCAGACGATAGAGCAGAGGAGAGCACAGATTTCGCAAATGAGGGTAAAAAAGCCTTTAAACCCTACAAGGTTTGAAAAGATCATAGAAGCTTTGAGTGGCGTAGAAACAAAGTTCATAGAAAATACAGCAAAAAATACATTTCAGGTCAATCTTTATGGCGTAGTAAATAATTATGATGAAGTAGTAAGAAGAATTGATAAATTGAAGCCAGCACATTTATTGTGTGATATCCGTATCTCAGATGTTATGGAATCAGAAACGGCATTGAATTATGCGATTGTTTCAGGATCTTGTGAATATTCTTCTTCGATCGTTAGTGAGGTATAAAATCGTGTGGGAAAATACAGTAATTACAAAAGCAGGTATTGAATTATTAAAGAATGCCTTAAGCGGAGGAACAATAACAGTAACAGCGATCAAGTCTGGTGCTGGTAAAGTTGACGTTAGTGCTTTGAAAAGTCAGACGGCGGTATCATCAATTAAGCAGTCTGGAACAGTACAGGGCGTGACAAAAACAAACGAAACAATCAAGATAGGAGTATTGTTTTCAAACGCTGGTTTATCTGCCGGATACAGCATGACACAGCTTGGAATTTATGCAAAAGGATCAACCGGAAGTGAAGTGTTGTTTGCGATTTCTCAAAGTACAACAGGGAAAGAAGTTCCGGCAGAATCGGCTATGCCGTCATGGTCGTTAGTACATAATTTTTACATCAAGCTTAATAATGATGTAAAAATGACAGCAACGGTTGATCCAGAAGGGTACGTTACATTTGAAACTATGCAGACAGCGTTAAATACGCATACAGGAAACAAGAGCAACCCTCATAGTGTTACTAAGTCGCAAGTAGGCTTAGGGAACGTTCCGAACGTAGCGACAAATGATCAGACACCGACATATTCAGATACAACAACTCTTGTGACTTTATCAAGTGGCGAGAAAATATCTATTGCATTTGCAAAGATTAAACTTGCAATTACAACTCTGATTAATCATCTTGCGAATAAAAGTAATCCTCACGGAGTTACCAAAAGCCAAGTTGGATTAGGCAATGTGGAGAATAAAAGCAGTGCTACAATCCGTGGAGAATTAACCAAAGGTAATGTAACGACAGCCCTTGGATTTACGCCAGCAAATCAGACTGACATGACGAATGCACAGGATGCTATTACGCAGCTAAATTCTGAAAGAGCATTTTTATCAAAAGTATTTTCTGGAATAAGCAACAAAATGATTTACTGGCAAAGATGTCAGTCTGAAATTGCAAAAGCATTAGGCATGCAAATATCAGACATAAAT